CTGTTCTAGCTGATACATTTCCTCTGATCTGTTCGTAGTGTCCGTGATCATCTCTGACCATAACAGAACCATCAGCTGTTACATCTTCAGAGTGAATGACATACCAAGCACCACCGATGTAGGCTTCTATATCTACCGTACCTCCTGTGGTTACTGATGAAGAAGCGATTACAAAGGTCCAACCCTTAGAACGCTCTACTGAGAATGAACTGCCAGCCCCTGTTGAAGTAACAGATGATAGCAAAGTCTTTTTTGAGAGTGTGCGAAGCATAGTATTATATAGTTATATTTGTTATTAAGAAGACATATAGACACCAGTACCACCTGACGATCCACCTAATGTAGGTCTTGAACGCTTGAGTTGTGCTTGTGCTCCCCTCTTCCTCTTCTTAGGTTGCGTTTGACGCACAGTCTTAGAAGCTTCAGCAACAGGAGGCGGTGGTGGCGGTGGTGCTGGAGGAGGAGGTGGTGGTGGAATATCTGGTGCTGACATACACATAGTTAGTCTTTTGTTAAAATGTTTTGTTGTAGTTGATCGTTATAAGTTTGTCTAAGGAATCTAATTACAGATACTTGACCACTCTTAAACCAAACATCTTTTTCTGTATTCGTCAAGTCAGGACATTTGTCAGGGTATAATTGCTCTAAGCGTTTAATCATAGCCTCGCTTATGAGAGGCATTAGTTCTTCTTCCATTATTGCGTGTCTCCAGTCCATATATATAGTGGTGTCATTTTTCCTACGTAAGCTCCTGCGATGTTAAAGCTAAAGAACTCCATAGCATCGTCCATTGTCATGTCATCTCTTAACATAAGTATCTCTAAGATTCTTTCAATAGAATAAACATACCTACCCATCTCGTAGTCTTGACCTATGATAGCTTCATTAAATCCATCTGCTTTTAAAGGTTCGTCTTCTTGTATAGGTGCTATCATTTATTTATATAACTCCTATCGTCTAGTTCCTGTGGAAGTCTTCCCTTTCTTATCCTATCCTCGGTCCACAAGAAAGCACTGGCATTCCAAAGGATAGCACCTGCGTGATCTTCTGTATCATCTCCTTCACTCAATGCTAACAGATGTCTACTCATGCTATCTATTAATCTACTGAGTGGGAATCCGTTGTGCCAGTTGTTGTCTCCGTAGAGTTTGCCTCCTTCTTCGTATCGTCTGGCAAGGGAGCGAAGGGCGATTGGAGGAATAAGGCTGAATCGTCCCCGTCCAGTAGCCCTGTCACGCTCCGCACCAGTGGCATAATGTTCTTTCTCTCCAGAGTTTGGTAGTTCTTCGGTGTCCATAGTTTTGTTATTTGTTTTTGTTTTTTATTGTATTCTTGTTTTCTTAGTAGTCGTGCCATCCAAGCATTCATTAAAGCTTCTTGTTCATCTTGTCCCTTCTTAGCGTACAAAGCTACAACAGAGTCCCAAGTGTAACCGTGTTCATCCAACCACTTCTTAGCAGTCACAGCTCCTACTCCCTTTGCTCCGCTGAAGCCATCTGTTGAATCTCCCATCAGTGCTTGTAGTAGGTGGAAGTTATCTGCTTCTTCTTCCGTAGGTTCATGGTATTCTTCTCTGTTATAATCATAGAAGATTCCTGGTACACTCTTGAAGTCCTTGTCGATTGATACGATGATACGCTTGTCTTGTCTGTTAGGTCTTTCAGTAGCAAGGATACTTAACACATCATCTGCTTCTACATTAGCCCACAGTTGTGCGTCCAGTTCATTGATCATCCATTCCTTCATAGGTTTTAAGATGATAGGTAACACGGACTTCCTTCTGTTAGACTTGTACTCAGGGAATAGTTTCCTTCTGAAGTTTGCTCGGTCACTAAGTGCTAACACTACTTCATCTGCTTTAAGTAAGTCTTTGAATTGTTCTATCCTTGCAATGACTCGATGTTTGGCTACTGCCATGTCTGCGTGTACAGTCCAAAGCTCCTCTTCCCATTGTATATTTTCTTGTGCTACGATTGACGATTCAAATGCTAATACATCTGCGTCAATTAGTATGGTTGTTTTACTCATAGAATATGCTCCAGTTCTCTTGGTATTTTTTATGTTTTGATTTACTCTCAGGTAGGATATTTAACTTTAACGTTAATCCTTTTATTTCTTTTCTTGGTATTAACCACCAAGTCTTCTCAGGTATTACATAGCATCCTACTACATCTATTGTATCACACATAGTTTCCTTCAAAATAAAACCCGTGCTACAGTTAACTGCATAAGTATTCGCACTGCTTTTATGACTTGTTGATTTGATCTGTACTTTTAAAGTACCTGCTGGACAAGTGACAATGAAGTCCCAAGGCATAGGTGTTGCAGGTAAGTGAGGTTCAAAGTCTCGTTCTAAACATTCAGTAGTAAACCTTGACTCAGCTATTGCTCCGATTCGTTGGGTCTTGGATGATGGCATAGTATATGTTAGGTCAACTGTATCGTACAATTCTGCAACCTTCAAGTAGTAATCGTACTCTAGTGTGTCTCTGCCCATGACTCTCCTACTTTATATTCACCATCCATAGGACACTTCATGTTCAACTCTTTACCTGCTGCTTTGATTGCTTTGATAGCTAACTCTCCATATGTCTCCACTAACTCAGGTTTAACTTCAGCTTGGAACTCATCGTGTATGTTACCTACAAAAGCATACTCTCTTCCGTGTTGCCATCCAATGTCAGTAAGCTTGGTGTGTAATTTAATTAAAGCTACTTTCATAAGGACAGCACCAGCAGATTGAAGTAACATATTGAGTGCAGCGTGTTCACTTCTTATAGGTAGAATCCTACCGTCTAGTCCTGTTAAACATCCGTTCTGTTCTGCTTTCTCTTTGATCAATTGCTTGAGTATCTTTAACGCAGGTAAGTTAGACAAGAACTTCTTCTTTAATCTACTACCATCTTGTGCTGTACCCTCTACTATCTCACCTATCTTTGCATCCCCTGCTCCGTAAAGGAATCCATAGATGAATGTCTTAGCTTGATCTCTAGTCTTCAACCCTGCTGCCTTCTGATTAACAGAGTGTATATCTCCTTCAAGTATAGCTTTAGTGTACTCTCCTCCATCCCAACTAGATAGGTAATGTGCAAGCATTCTTAACTCCAACCCACTCGCATCACAACCTACTAGCTTGTATCCCTTTTTAGTTGTGAATAAAGAACGACACTCCTCACCGTACTCTGCTCTAGTAGCTGGTACTTGTGCTAGGTTAGGTAAGCTGTGAGTGCATCTCCCTGTGACTGCTCCGTTAGTGTTGACTCGTCCGTGGATTCTGCCATCTTTAACTAGTCTTAGCCATCCATTCTTGCCTTCAGCTAGTTGCCCTAGTCGCTTGACTACTAACAAATACTCCAGCAAAAGCTTCGCTGATGGATGGTTAATTCCTTTCAAAGTAGACTCATCAATCTTCACAGTCTTACCGTCATTCGATAGAGGTATTTCAAAACCTAAAGCTTCTAGTCTTTCTTTGATTTGCTTACGACTACCAGGATTAAAAGGTATGATCTTCTCTTGAGCACCTAAAGAAACAGCTTCTTTAATAAGTGTTTGTTTTAATCCTCTGGTTTTCAACTCCTCCTTCAGCTTCGCTTTAGTAGGTGCGTTGATCGATTCAATGAAGTTGTCGTGTTTTATTTCCAATGTCCACCCTTGTGCTTTCTTCATCTTCTCGACAGTAGGTTCAAACATTTCTTGCAACTCATCTTGTAGCTTTGCTCGCACTGCGTTTAACTTCTGCTCTAGTTGTTCAGCTTTATCTACATCAAACGCAAAGCCTTGGCTCTCTTGTAACCTGATGATGTAAGCGAACCAATGTTCAATAGCTAACATCTTCTTGCTAGGTTCTAACTTGATTAAGTATTCATACAAGGTCTTAGTTACCAGTACATCTCGTTCACAATACTTCTTCATCTCTTCGTTGTAACTGTCCCAAGCATCCTCGTTCTCTCCGTAAGTAAGCTTTAACATCTCACCCATCCTGTGTCCCCAAGATTTTAAACTGTGACTACCTACCATTGCAGGGTCAAAGTCCTTACGCTTAAAGTCATCTTCTCTCAAGTCAGGATGTAAACATCTACTCATAACAAGAGAGTCTTGTACTCGGACCAAAGGTGGATGGAAGTTATACAACTTAGCTAACGCAGGTAGATCAAAACCTATGATGTTATGTCCTATGATCTTGTCTGCTTTGGCTAACATCTTTAGTCCTTCCTTTATCCCATCTCCTTCAAAGGTAATCATCTTACTGGCGATAGGATCATAGACGGATATGCAATGGCAGACCTTGAGGTCACTCAGATTAGTGAAGTCCTCAATGCCGTTGGTTTCTATATCAAAGAATAGTATTTTCATATTATTAAAACGGACTCGCTCCGCTGTTGGTTGTTATTGTTTTGTCTTTGAATACATCCTCACTCTCTGTGTACCTACCGCTATCTTGATTATAAAATAATGTAGATGCCAGTCCAGTCTCACCTGAGAATCTATTCTTTAAGACTCTTACTTTTGTTTCGTTATTGTTTTCTTTTTGTTGATTTCTCTCTAGTCCTAGTACCATATCACTAAGTTGTGGTATAGAATGACTACCCCTAAGGTCTGATAATCTAGTTACTCCACCCTCTTCATGTCCTCCACCATTCGGTGGTCTTCTAAGGTGTGATACTAACACCATTCCACATCCAGTCTCTTCTACTAAGCTTCGTAGTTGTGTCATCGTATTATCAATTAACCTTCGTTCATCATCTCCTTGAATACCACTAACCACAATAGATAGATGGTCAAGGAATATCCACTTACATCCTAATCCTTTACACAGGTATCGTATCTTACTTAACAAGTTATCACTCTCCGTACTGCCGAAGTGGTCATAGGTATAGAAGTTCTTGTTACCCATAGTCTCATCGAATGCTTTGCGTAACTCCTCCTCCTTCAGATCATTCTCAAGGTGCAGTGGTTTGTTAAGATGAATGCCCATGATACCAAGTGCGGTCCTTCTTACTGATTCTTCCAGTGCTATATAACCTACAGTTTCTCCTAGACCTAAGAGGTGGTGACAAACTTCGCGACAGAACAAGGACTTCCCAATCCCTGAACCAGCACAAAGTGTCACCAACTCTCCTCGTCTTATACCGTGTGTCATATCATTCAAAGAAGCATACGGATAAGGTTGTGACTCAGAAGTATCCTCCTTTATCACAGCTTGCCATATATCTTCTCCTCCCACTATCCCATCAGGTCTGTATTCCCTCGCTTGCCATAAGCAATTCACCAACTCCTCGCTACGCTTTGCCACTAACATATCATTAGCATCCTTTAGTGGCAGTTCTGCAATGTGTGCTTTACCAGGAGTCAAGAGTGCTGCACATTTTGCTGCTCCATCTCGTCCTGGATCATCGTTATCAAAACAGAAGATTACCTTTTCAAAAGATTCCAACCAATCAATCGCTTGACTGACATACTTCTTTGCTCCCCCTGCTCCGTTCGGTACACTCACTACAGCCCACTTGTTTCCGAAAGCTTGACTGACACTTAACGCATCAATCTCTCCTTCACACACTACTACTCTTCTTCCACCACTACTCCAAAGGTGCTGTCCGTATAAGCCATACAGCTCTCCTTTGATAGAAAAAGTTTTGTTAGCGAATCGTAGTTTCTGTGCTACAAGTGCTCCGTTCCTACTCTTGTAGTTAGCGATGTGTACTGGTTCTCCGTTGTGAGTTCCAATGTGATACCCCCACTTCTGACAAGTCTCTTTAGTTAAACTCCTTCTAGCTACTTCTTGTGGTTTGCCTTGTATAAATGCGGTATCGTTGGTTGTTGGTATAGTCATAGTTTGTTGTCTGCCTCGACTGTATGAATTACAGCTGAAACATTTTGTGCTTCCGTCATCGTTGACGGCAAGAGCGTCACTCGATCCACACTTTGCACACTGCTGATGCGTTCTAGTGAAAGCCATGATTTTGGTACTTGTTTATGTGCATATAATATTCCTTTCTTTTCGCACCACATTGCATAGGTAGTCTTACTTCCTTTACGAATCTTGTTGTAAGCGTTTTGAAATAACAACCTAATGTCTAGATCAGGATGTTGTTCTTTGATTAACAAATGCTTAGACCTATCCTCCGTGACCCACCTCCCCTTGGTTTCAATAATGATTCCGTTGGGGAGGATGAAGTCAGGAGTGTAAGTGCTAAGTCGCTTGTACTCAATAACTAACGATTCGTAAGTGTACTTTATACCACAGCGTCTTAGTTGTGATGCTATTCTCTCTTCAAAT